TGATCAGAAGTATCCATTCCAATAAAATTACTAAGAGCTTCCTTAAATACCTTAGCTAGTCCTTCAAACCACTTCACATAAGGATCTAACTTGGCTCGTGTTTCAGTAATAAACTGGCCTATCTTACCATCGGAAGCAAAGCTCTCACTGATCCATTGGCCCAATTCCTTAAAGAGTTCTATTAGCTGAGGAAGTCTTGCAGCTAACCCTGTAGTGAAGTCATACCAAGCGTAGATAATGTCTCCAAGAACCCCATTGCCATCAAGCCAAGCCCAAATATCTTTGAACGCCTGAACCACTGCGGAGCAGGCTCCCGGAAGAATCGCTATGAGAATGTCTGCAAGAGTCATGAATCCGCTAACTAATGTTTGGAAGAAAGCGGATTGATCCATTGCGAGATTCAACTCAGATAAATAATCTCCGAAGTTAGCAAGGCTATCTAATATGGGATCGAACAGGTTGATGAATATGTGACTTAATAACTTACCTATAGGCGCAATAACCTTCTGGAGCATCTGAATAACGGAAGCTACACCTCGAGCAATTGCAAAGAAGTCATCTAAGCGTCTAGTTCCATCTTCAGTTTCATCTGAGAAAGCTGCTTTGAACTGTTTTGCGTAATCTCGGAAAGCATCTGATGCTACTCGAAGGTCTGTCCATTTAAGATCCGGGAAAATAGAATCCCATCCTTCTTTAATGGCACCAAAAATGTTCTTAATTCCTTCCCAAAGAGCTTTTAGGCCATCGATCATGAAATATCTTCCGCCGTATTTGCTCCACATCTTGAGAAGTTGGTTACGCCGCTCACTTGCTTCACCAAATATCACGCCAAGTTCATCAGCTATAGCAGACCATAATTTAGTAGCCTGTTCATAGTCGCCAATAACATACTCAAAAGACTGCATCCAGCCTGAGCTGATGGAGTCCTTGAGATAATCGAACATTTCTGTGAGGGTTTTGGTTTCTTTGGCTGCTTTAAAAGACGCTTTACCTATTTCTGTAGCTTTTCTGGTTGCTGTATCTTCATATGCAGCATATTTATCAAGTGTTTCTAGCAAAACTTTATCAGTCAGCCATCCAGATTGAAGGGTACTATTTAAATTCTCAGTAGTTACTTGGAGCTTCTTTTTGCCCTTTATGTTGACCTTTTGTTGCTTAGTTAAAGTTTCTAGTTCAACACCTGTTTCGATTAATAACTTCTTGAACTCCTCAGTAGCCATCCCGGCATTTTCAATGGATTTCCAGTCTATAAGTTTGACTGATCCGGTCGATAATGCCTGAGCAAAGTTATACATAGCCCTGCTGGCTTCTTGAATGCCCGCACCTGATCTCGCTGCTTCATTTGAAATACCCTTAACTGCTCGGGTAGCTTGTTCTATATCAACGCCCGCATTTATGAATTTGCCAACACTCGTCGTCATATCGACAAACGAATAGCTAGTTTCATCAGAGTATTTCATCAAATCTTCGATGTATGGTTTTACCTCAGAAACTGTCATTCCTGTGGCTGCGGTAATCGTCTGAATAGCTTTAACCTGTTGCTCGTATTTGCTCATTCCTGTACTAAGTGGATCGACGGCTAACTGTTTGCCTATATTGGTAGCAGTTCCAATAATCATGTCGGAAACTTTACCAATAACTTTCTGACCAATCGTACCGAGCAAGGTAAACCTATCCATCAGGTTGTCTACGGAGGATGCGATTTTGTCGAATGATATTGCATTGAACGCTTTGTCTATGTTTTCCAAATGAGATACTGCTTTGTCTAAATCGAGACCTTTCTTTAAATCCTCCAAAGACTTCAGTGTCTCTTTGATGTTCTTCTCAAAACGTTTATTATCGAATTGCATCTCTACAACCCGATTCTCAATAACATCACTCATCTCGCAGTCACCTCCTTCCAAACCTGCTTGGCAATGTCATCAAAAGTTTTCTTGATGGCCGGATTAATATAGTCTTCTCCTTCCACCCATCCGCCGGTACCAGTAGCATGACCATACTGAAGAATGATGGCAATATTCACATCGTCCACTACATTATCATTAGTCCATGCTATGGTTACTTTATCCCCGTCGTCTTTAATGGCATAACCCCATGATTGACTAGTGAGTCCAGAATCAATCGGAGTTGCTGAAGATAAAGCATCCACACCGCGCTGTGCTAGACCATCCAACCCCTGAAAATGACTCTTGCTATGGAGCTTTTTTAAGAAGCTTTCGGTCTTTTTAAGATCACCTTTGTGTTTAAACTTGATCATCAGCAACTCCTAATTAGGTTACCCTCGAGTTCCAAGTCGGGCTCGTCTACGTGCATTCTCAGCTTTCTGCCAATTTGCACCTTCACGTCTTCCCATCTTCTTCTTTGGCGCATTATCTGTTTCTACTATTCTTATAAGAGTAAGAAGTCGATTCAGATGCCACTTTTCACATTCAAAAGGAATATTAAAGGCAACCATCCATGAATAAATAAGTTCTGACGTAATCGCTCTACTGCTTGGTGTGGTATTGGACTTATCTGAATTTTTACTGAACCACGTAGCAGTATGAGTGTCTTCTATATAGGCCCAAACTTCATTAAGCTGAGGCCTTCTAATAGCCAGGTACGAATTAGGATCAATATTCTTGTTAATCGTCATGCACCTGACATAATCGATTTCTTCTTCAAATGTCTTTGGATCTTTCCCCAGGAATGGTTTTTTCCACTTTGACTCCCATTTTGAAATTGATAGAAGAGAATGCTCAAGTTGAAGAGTTGTCTCCTTAGTGTCTATAAACTCTTGAGCAACCTCATCGTACATTTCACTGCTGGGGATTACTAGACTGAGCATTTGACGTCTTCGCTTCCATAGCCCGAGCCATGACATCTGCAGGAGCTACACCTTTGATGAATGCTTCTGCGGCAAGGTCATCTGTGATCAGCTCCATATACAGTTGGCTATAGGCTTCTGTCTGGGAAAACGCCTCGGCAAGTTCTTTAGTCTTAATAAACCGCTTGCCATCCAAAGACTTCTCACCATAACACTGCAAAATGAACTTTTTAAACAGCTTGGCAAGTTCTGCACGATCCTGAGCACTAATGATCTTATTAATAAAGGCAGCCATTCCACCGCCACCATCAGCACTCATTTCCATATCATAGATTTCTGCTTTCGTAAGATTGAAATAGAAATCTTCGGTTCTTTCATTACCGTCATAATCGGTGTATTTAATAGTCTTCTTAAGCATGTTTCTATCTCCTTTCTTCAAAAGAAAAGGGTGGCCAGCTTACCTGAATACCACCCTATGTTAATTAAGCAAAGATCGCGATAACTTCGGCGGGGGTAGGAAGTGTAGGCTCTTCAGAAGCGGTTCCATAAAGCTTGTCTTTGAGAGTCTGAAGTTTGGTCGCATCAACCTTCGTACTATCGATAACAATTGTAGAAGTGGGCTTATAAGCGACATTATTCACCACAACCGGGACAGGAGTGGTCTCAACTTCCCAGCTGAATGTAATAGCATCCGGACTATCATTGATAGTCTCGTAGCTCTTTTCAGACGGGGATGCCGTAGCGTTGTAAATCAGATGCAGCTTATAGGCTTCACCCTGCATAGCAACAGTATCTGAACCGATTTCCGTCCGATAGCACAGGCCAAACGCCTTACGCTCCTGCTGACCTACATACACGCCTGCGCTGATCTCCTTCGTACCATCGCACTCAGCAAACTCTTCAGGATAGGTATAAGCTTCGATGGTAGCACCGAAGGTTTCAGCAGAACGAAGAGATGCGTATTTTATGTTATCAGCATACAGGTCAGTCGGTTCTGCACCATCCGGGCTCTCAGAAACAGAGGTCAGGCCGTTCCACGCAACGCCATTTTCATAGCCACCGCCTGCGGCTGCCTTATACAGAACGCCATGGTTTACGCCAGCCTCATAAAACCGTTTACCGGTATCATCCCATGTAATCATAGCCATGGATATAGTCCTCCTTTAAAAGGTAATATAATAAGAATAGTAATAATGATTGCCATCGGTACGCTTCTCAATAAACTTTGCCGTAGGCATCTTGGCTAATTCCTTAGCCGGCTTACTATTGTCAACGTCATCGATTAGCGTAACTTTATACCTTCTCAAAAGAGAACCTTCTTCAAAAGCTTCCTCAAATATAATGTAAGGAATCACCGCATCGGTAAGGTCTTCTCCCTCTTTAAAGGTCATTCTGACGGCTTCTCTTTCAATTGCCGCGGTAACTGTGTCATCGGTAAATGAAAAAGTATCCCATTTCCAACGTTTGGTACAGTAGAGTGCTTCTGCAAATACTGCCCGTGGATCAATGGTCTTAAGAATCCATACAATCATGTCCGGGGTAAGCATCTGAGGGTCGGTTTCATCTGTACCGTAGAGAATATCTTCGATCTCCTTCAACTTCTTGGAATTAACTCTAGATGAATCAACCGTCATAGTCGAAGTCGGTCTTGTATACTCTGTAGCTATAGGGGTAGATTTAAACTCCCAGCTAAATGTAATGGCGTCTGGACTATCACTAATAGTTTCGTAGCTCTTCTCTGCTGGGCTAGCTGTAGCATTAAAAACAAAATGAAGTTTATAGGAAGAGGATAAGCCCTCGGCCGCGTTGCCTACTTCTGTCCTATAAACTAACGCAAATGGTTTTCTATACTGCTGCTGCCCTAAGAAAAGGCCCGGAAATACCTCCTTAGTTCCATCGCATTCAGCAAATTCTTTAGGAGCTTGATAGGCTTCAATAGTTCCACTGAAGTCCTCATTCTCCCTCATGCTGGCATACTTCATATTATCTGCGTAGAGATCTACAGGTTCCCCGCCATCGCTGCTGTCGGTAATGCTTGTAATACCATTCCACGCAACCCCGGTGCCCATATTGGGATACAGAACCGCATGATTAACTCCAGTTTCGTACTTACGATCTATTGGAGCATCCCATTCGATTTTGCTCATGATGCCCTCCCGGGAATTAATAATAAAGTTCTAAGTTCCAATGGTTGAGATTATCAGCCGTATAGAAACGGTCAAAGCTACACATCGGAAGGTCTAGAACTTTATCGGGTATCTTGCTATCTGGATTTCTGTCTATCACGGTCACTGAATATCTTTTGTATTTGATATACGAAAGATTATCAGCTGCCCTTGTGTCAATCTTAGATAGCTTATAGATAATACATGGGTAGGTTAGGAGTACTGAGGAAGATGGCTGGAAAAATACATGAAGTTTATTATCCTTTTGATACGGTCTGACGATTTCCCTTAGAATCTCATCAAGTTCCGCTCTCCGGTCCATTCCAAACACCCCCTAGGCTTAATATAAGTCGCGGTCGTTCAACATCCACGCTTGTCACTTTCCATTTACTACCCATCCAGCAGACATACTGGATGGCGAAGAAGTGATCGTAGGCGTACGGATCCGCAACTATACTGATCTTGTTACTCACGTTCAGATCGTCATTAAGACCTT